ACAACCATCGGAGAATTAAACGAACAAATTTTTATATCAGCAATTGAAACAGCAGAAAACCGTCCAGAAGTCATTATTATAGGTACAGGAGAAAAACAAAAATTTCTGCATCCCAAAGTTGCTGCAGCCTTATCAGCCTACGGAATCGGCCTCGAATGCATGAATACAGCCTCAGCTTGCCGAACTTTAGTTTTGCTGCAAGGCGAAGGACGAAGCGCATGGGCTTGGTTGTGGCCATAATTTGCAGAAAAGACTATTGCATCATGCAAACGCTAGTTCGCATAATTTACTATTTCGTCCAATTTATTAAATTACACACCCCTTAGATTGCCTTCGGCGACCCTCCGGGGGCGTTCGCCACGTGGCAGGCGGGCAGGAAATAAAACCCTTTCCTGCCCACCTACCACAAGCGTGTTTCTTGAACCCTTGGGAATCAAGGGGGTATTCATAAAGATTGGGAAAAAAGCACTCCCAATCTTTACAAAACTTCCCCCTTGACACCCAAAATTTCAATTCCCAAATAAAAAAGGCCGTCTGAAAAAACGACCTTTTATCTTAATTTGATCCAACAACACCGCCATTTTGCCCAAATTCTTTCCCGGCTTCGACATAACCGTCATACATCAGATTTTGCTGGGATTTCCCACCCATGACTAAAACCGATGAATCAGATTTACTGGCTGATGGTTTCTCAACAACTTCAGAATTTGATACATCAATTCGTTTTTCCTTGTACGGATTGAAGGGAAGCCCATTTTTGACATATTCATTACATGTTTTCTTATCAATTTCTTTAATTGCCGACCCTTGCGATGAATAACAAGAGCAACCCGAATTTCCACCAGAAATACATGCGACAGGGTACTCAAGTTGCTTCACTTGTCGGACATTATCATAAATCGGTTTTGACTCGACACGCCCTTCTACCGTCGGTTTTAGCATTTCCTCTGTCAAATGCCTTTCCTCTCTACTAGCAAGCTGTTGACCGACAGAACCACCAACATTCTGCGAACTCTTAACGGCCATCTGATGAAAATCTTGAGGGGGAGTGCTTTCAACTTGGGAAATAGGCATATTTTGACTATTCGAGACAATCTCTCCTTTTTGGCCTAAGCCAGTGAGCAACTTATAGCCCATAAAGGAAGAAATGCCCAACACTACAAAGGCAATCGGAATAATATACAAAACCCTACTTTTCGGCGTTTTAACTTTGGTGTGAATTTCCGCCGACTTATAAAGGCCAAAGGCTTTTTTGTCGAATTTATAGACTTCTGGCCGGGCGTTTTTCATTCCTGATTTCGGGCTATTCTCGCAATAGTCCCAAAAATAACGCATTCGCACGCCTAGCGGTGTTTTGTGAATGTGGTAATGCGCTCCGACCAAATCGCGTACTTGCTTATCAATTCGACCAGGCATTTGAGTAATCAAAATAATATCCACGCCTGAATGACGGTGTACATGCAACCATTCCACAATTTCTGGAGTTTTTGAGCCGGCGGAACGTGGCGGAAAAATATTTTGCGCTTCGTCAATTACGACGACAGAACCATTGTTTTCAGGCCATTTCAGCCAAACGTGCATATCTTGAATTGTGTGGCCGTCTGGAATAGGCTCAGTTGGAATCGTCAATTCAGGGATACCGTGAATAAATATTTTACGGCCAGCCCATTCTTTATCTACTTTTTTTGCCAAATCTGAGACGGCCATCAAAGTTTTACCTGATCCAGGAACGCCTGTAATTAAAGTAATCATTTCAAAAATCCTCTATTTAATAAATTTCAACGAGCGATAGGAAGCCCAAATTCCAAAAGAAAAAGAAAATCCGCCAAAGATAACGTTAAGGGCTTCTGGAATACCAGCCAAACCTAAAAGGCCAACCAAATCGGCAGGCATGGCAAAATAATTTGACTTTATATAGTCTAAAATCCCCTCAACAGCGAAACTCAAACCCTCATAGGAAACGAGAGAAACGCCCAATCCTATAAGGACTTGGAAAAACAATGTTTTCAAAGAGGGTAGGAACGTTACAAGAAGCCTGCCCAAATAAGACATCAAAACGCGGAATAGACCAGCTAAAAATGCAGGCATTTTCTATCCTTTCATGGAATTAACGGTTTTAAAAACCATCATCGCCGAAAAAAAATAGGCCATAAAAATAAACACATAACGAAGCTTTTCCACGGCCATACATACATAAGACATAGGTAGCTGATGAACGCCAAATTGACCGAAATCTAAAGTCAAATCTTGAGGACATGCACCCCCAGTGCTGAATGCTGAAGATGGCCTAAAACTACCGAAATCGCCATTAGATTTAAGACCGCCCCAGTCTGGCTCACCATCTCCATTACCGAAAGGTGAATCAGGCATTTCAGGCAATTCCGAATCTTGACCGCCACCACCACCGCCCGAACCGCTCGTTCCACCTTGACCGCCCGAACCGCTCGTTCCACCTTGACCGCCCGAACCGCTCGTTCCACCTTGACCGCCCGAACCAGTCGTTCCATCTTGACCGCCCGAACCAGTCGTTCCATCTTGACCGCCTCCGCCATTCTTTCCGCCCCCTTGCATACCGCCGTCGGGCGTTGTGGCGTGGTCAGCTCCGCTTCGACCACCGCCACCACCGCCCCCAGCGGACGAGCCATTAGGGCTTGACGATTCGCCGTCTTTTTTCTCAGTAGAACTTGATGAGCCGGTAGAACCAACAGTAGAACTTTCTTCTTTTGGTTTGTGTTTGTAAGTACACACTACAGAAAAAGTACCGTTCGATTTTTTGCCAAAGGTCATATTAGAACCCGGACCGCAGTCACCCTCTTGGCTAGAAACTCTCTCCCTTTCGATTGGGGCTGAACCCAATGGACGCCCCCCATTTCCGTCAGGTTCATAAATTTGACAAAATCTTCCTCCACTTGTATGGTCCATCATTCTCATTGCCCAACCATGTTTATCTGTACCCGAACACGCGCCTTCATATGTGTCAGAGATTGCACCAGTCATTTCATTTACATAAATATTCTCTAGTTTTTTAGAACCTGTACCGCCTTTACCGCCTGTTCCTGAGCTTCCTGCACCGCCATGACTTCCGCCACCGCCTGAACTTCCGCCACCGCCATTACTTCCGCCACCGCCTGAATTTCCACCACTGCCATGACTTCCGCCACCGCCTGAATTTCCACCACCGCCATTACTTCCGCCACCGCCTGAATTTCCACCACCGCCATGGCTTCCGCCACCGCCATTTCTTCCACCACCACCACCGCCACCGTTTCCTGTTGATCCGTTATTTTTATTTTTTTCCTTTTCTTCTTCTTTCCGTCTTTGCTGTTCTTTCTTTACTTGAATTTCTCTCAAAAGCCGTTGATATTCGTTCTCATCTTCCAGAGCCTTTTTCAGCTTTTCTTTGTCAACGCCGAGCTTTTTTGCGTTTTCTGCGACATCCTTATCTCCCATACTTATTTTTTTATTTCCCGAAGTTTTCGGCAAAACGTCCTCAATATCAAATACTTGCATTTCTTGCTTTTTGCCCTTTGTTCCTTGATATTCCGTGCGATATAAACACTGTTCCAACACGCAGGCCACCTTTGTTATAGTTGTGATATGTGTAATGCCAGTGTTCTTATCTAAAATACCTATTTGTTTCGGCTCAAATAGATTAGTCATATCATTGAGCCTTTTATCAGTACGGAAACCCCACGTTACATCGCCTACTTTTGCTGTATCGGCAAAAGACTGAACCGGAAATAAAAAAGCGACCGCTGATAATGCGACCGCCAGAATATTTTTTTTCATAATTTCAACCCTTAAACAAAAAAATTAATGATAGAGTCGCAAAAAAACCGACAAGAAAGGGAAAATCAGTGACCATCGGAAACCCCTGAAGAACTTACAAAGCGTGCAACAATTTTGAAGCAAAACATAATCACAAAAACAAGCACAAAGGGCGTAGCGATCTGCGAACCATAGCCCATCTGTTCCAAAATTGAACACTCTGGGAAATTTAAAACTACCTTTTCAGACCCAACAAACCAGTCTTTGCCTTGCTTACGAGGGACTATCAAATAGCCCTCAGAATGCAAAACGGGGACAATCTGAGAAACAACATAATCAGTTGCTGTTTCAGTTGTCTGAAAGCATTGCAAGCCGACACGAGCACCCATATTGCCCCCAGTTTTTTTAACCGCGCATAAAGCCAGTAACAAGGCGGAACGCTTTAATCAGCACATAAACGCCAATCAAAGCAACACCCACAGCGGAAACAACAGGGGCGACTTTACCGATTTCTCCAGTAATAGTGCTTGTCACGTCACCGATACCATCAGCCATAGACAGGGCAGAAGCGGTTGCCAGAGTTGCGCCAACGGCGACTTTTTTCAAATTTGCGAGTTTCATAGTTTTTACCTCGAATGATTAATAAAATTCCGCTTTCGGGGGCAAGCGGACAGCCCTAAAATTATTTCTGCGAAATAGGTTCTTTTTTATTCAGCACAGGCTGAATATCAACAATCACGTTCTGAACGCGGTTGCCGTTTGTTTGCACTTCAATGTCGATTTCCGCTTCAAACGGCAAGGGAATACCATTAAATTTTTCAAAATTTTCAGAAGTGCCAAATTTCATCGGCTCAGTTGCCGAACCGCGCATATCTGCGTTATCACGCGCAAACGGAAACTCAACATATACTGTTGTCGAATCGTATGCTTTACCTGTATCGTTCATCACGCCTTTAGAGCGTTTCAAGCCTTGCACTTTAGCGAACATTTTCATTTTTAAAACTACCTTCCTGCCTTCTTAGGCTTTTGGACTAAAAATACACATCAAGCGACCATTTTTGTCACAATGATATGCAAAACAATTTAAATTAAGTGCGTGTTTAATTCCCAAATGAATCATATAGTCAAATTCATCTTTATCTTTATTAGATACGCCATTAAATTCAGCAAATTGGCTCACTGACAAACAAATCAAAACACGCCTGAAAACATAAAAACTATGCAATTCATCATCAACCAAAATACATGGATAGATCTTCTTATTACACTCAACACCTTTAATCATTTTGGATCCCCTGAAGAATCATTCCGTATTCATCTGTCAACTCCAATTCAATAGAACCTTCGTATTCGTCATGAATAAACTGCATATAATGACGTCTTGAACTCAATGCGTACTCAACCGAATAAGAAGCAGGATTCACACGCTCAGGCAATGCTCCATCTTTACGCCTTAAACGCTCAACAATTTCATCCGCCGTCATACCCAACTGAAGCATCATATTCACAGCTCGACCAGCCTGATTTGCTGCGACTTCCTGAACCCTTTCTATCGACACTTGAATTCTTTTTTCTGACGACAAATAACGATTTGACGAACCAAAATTCTGTAAACGCTCACAAATTGGGAAAGAACCGCCCCAAAATTGACCCGGCTGAAGCAATATATCGATCGGAATCAGACAGTTTTTGCCCATAAACTGAAGTTCAAATCTTGTCCAAAACATTCCCGATGTATCGCCCTGTTCCTTTGCCTTGTCATATATTCGGCAATAGCAAGAAGAATTTTTAGATCCAACACCAAGCGTCTTTCCGTTATCCGTTCCATTCAGCCAATCAGATCCAATTTGTGCCACCAACGGACGCTTACCCCGCTTGTCAAATTCGCCATTCTGATAAGCTTCCCACGCAGTATCAGGGCTTATTTCTTGGCTATAAAAATCTTTTGCCACGTCACAACGCGTAATTCTTGGACTATACGCATGACCGTTAAGAAATTGATATAAACGCTGCTCCCATCCGTCCTTTGCAGCCGTACAACCCTTACCAGTCAATTCAATCAGTATCGTGTCATTCTGACCGCCAATGTATGCTTGACCGAAAAGAACACCATCAACCGACATTTCCCATCTTTCATCATAAAAACGACCTTTGCCGACGGGAGCAGGGGAGCTAATACCAAAGCCAAAAATCCATTCAGCAATCTCAGACCAATTTTTCATCACGTCAAAATCAGTAACAGGAGAGGGCAAACCCATCACAAGCAAATCAGGCGCAAAGCCCACAACTGATTTTTCTTTGAATGTGAAGCTCAAGGTATCAATGAAAGCAGTGTTTCCAAGCCCCCGACGAAGCGGGATTACTTTTAAATTTCCATCAAAATCTATGACTGCCGTTTCATAACGTTCATATTCCTGATTTAAAACAACAGCTTCAGAAGATTCTGACGTTGATTCGCCCGAAGTTTTCAAATCTCGACCCCCCCTGTTAGATAGGGGGGGGGATTATCCCAAGCCCCTAAATTACTCATCGATACACCCCAAATCTTTCTTAGGCGCACCATATGAAACAGACAGGGCTACACCCGCAGCCACCCACATTTCGGCACGAGACAACGCTAAAACTTCAGATCGAAGATCAAAATAAAGCGTATGGAGCAAAATATCATGTTCACGACACTCAACCCGCCAGCCCGACTTTTCCTGAATTACTTTTGCGCTACGTTGTTTTTTCATGTTTCGACCTTTTTTACAACACATTAAATTAACGCGTTAACGCGTTAACAAATTTCCTATATGTTAACGCGTTAACACGTTAAGTCAACAACAAATTACTTGTTAACACACAAATCCTTGTTTTATATTGCATAAAAGATTTAAGGAAATATGAAAAATGAAAGCACTAAGAATCAAAGACGATCAGGAAGAAAAAATCAGGCAGCTAGCCATATCAGCAAATAAAAAACTGATACAACTAGGAAGAGAGCCACTCAGAGACAGCGAGATAGCGCATATGCTTCTAAACGAATCCTTAAAAAGGGCATACATAAACGACGACGGCGAAATAGATATAAAGGGAAAATAA